GCCTTCTAGGGCGCCTTTGACTGTTTGTGCATATTGCTCACCTGCGGCATCACCAAAACGTTCTTTGATTTGGTCTACTAAGGTAATCATATCGCTACCAAGCATGTCAGCTACATCTTCAATGAAGCCTTGGAAGTCATGATTCATTGCTTTTGCGGCAATTATAACTTCAGCTTGTTCTAAGTTATCTTCGTCTAAGTCAGCTTCAACTAAGTGAACGCCAACGTTAGCTAGATCTTCATAAATTTCTCTATGAAGGATAGCACGAGTGTATTCTTTACCACCCTTGCTAGCTAATGTGTCAATTTCGCGACTTACACGAGCTAATTCTTCACGTAAGCGTTTACCGCCTAATGATTCTACTACAATGCTTTCTTTGCGAAGTGCAGAACGTGCCGCTTGTGCTGGTGTAATTGTTGTTGTGATGTCATTAAATTTCATAATGTTCTCCGTGATCTATTTAGCGTCTTATTTGTGTAATACTACCACTTATTTGGGCAAGTGGGTTATTACATAACCTAACATTGCTAAAAGTGCTACAATAATTGTAGCGGTAGAAGTAATCATTATCTTAAACTTCTCGTCCTTAGCACCATTTAATAAGTTTTTAATTTCACTAAGATTCTTTTGGTTGTCGGTTTTAAAAGTGGAAAAATCGTCATGAAGTGCATCAAGACGATGTTCTACAGTTTTAAACTTTTCTTCTAAGCGTCCGTAACGTTCAGCACATAGCTCAACATGCATCTCCAGACTTGTTTGTTCCGTAATCATAAATGGGTTAATCCATGTGCAAAATCACAACCAAACTCAAGTTTGTTGTGAAAATATGTCTTATACTAATGAGCCAGGGTGAGTTGTGATTACGTGGGGGTTTTAATTAAGTATATTTAGCCGAATTAAAAAGAATCGTGACGGATGAAAAAGGTGTTTGTATCGGCACCTTCTGTTATAATTGTGTTGGCACCGTTATATGTTTCGGACAAACCTGTTGCTAACTTGCGCCCATTTGATTCGTTTGCAAGTGTTTCTTCTGTCATTTGGCCAATACCGCTTGCAATCCATTTGAAGCACCATACTCGATGCTCACCTGTTACATTTTCCCCAAATAAGCTGTTGCTAATATCCTGTTTGTCTATACATTCAATACCAGCCAGCAATGGTTGCCCACGTGCGGCAATAACACTCATGAGCTCTGCTAAGTTTCCGCGACTTTCTTCACATTCTGGACCAATGTCAAATAGTGTCCAGGCAGTAAAGAACTCTGGGTCGGCACCTACATGTGCCCCGGGCACCATCCATGATTTTTTATCAGACATAATTTAAAGGTTTCTACCTATTGCGTAACCTGCGGCGCCCATGGCGGCCGCCTTGGCCAAACTAGATAAGAAGCTGTTGCTTGACCTTGAACCTGCTATTGCGCCAACACCTAGTGCAGCCAACTCAGCATTTTCAACTCCATGCAATACATAACCTTTACCAGAGGCCAACTTATCTAATACTGGATAAAGTTCACTATGCTTACCTCTAATTTTATAATATTGTAATAAACGAGTTACACATAGTTCGCGTTGATGAGTAGACAAATTATCCCAATCTGTGATCAATCGACGCAGGCTTTTGTAGTTACTGATGTCAATGCCCATTTGTCCTTCCAAACGATACATGATGCGAATGGCAGCGGTTGCATCAGCACGACCTGTTGAAATGTTTCTTAAAAAATCTAAGATCATTTTCTTATTAGTTTTAAGTTCTTGTGCAAGTGCTGTATTCTGTTCATGTGCTTTTAACTTGCCAGCCATGGCGCCTTCTGGATTCAATATAATGTGAAGACCTTGATACAAATCTGTTCCACTTACTCTTGGCAAATTAAAATTACCAAACTGCATTGTACGTCTTGCATAGTCTTGTGCAAATGGTTTTGTTTCAAACTCTTTGCTTAACAAGTATACAGTAAGCAAGTTAAGGAATACGCTATCAACTGCATCTCGTAGAGTCAACTGCGATAGGTAATTGTTACGAAACATCTTGCTTTCGTTACAGTTCTCCGTGATAAAACTAAAGTCTTCCATATTATACCTTTTTCATAAACACAGGTCTATTTACTAGTTTAATTTTACCGTGTGGTGTGTCTGCTACAAAGCCTTCATGGCCAGGATGTTCTCTAACTGATGCTGTAACTGCGGCACCTTGGCTAGCATGTGCATCAAGTTGATCTTTCAATCTGTACTTTAACTCAACCAACATATTGGCAATTTTGAATACTGCGGTAAAGCCTGCTTTATTCTTAGAGATATGATCAAGTACATTTTGAATCTTATTAGTTGTTAGCTTGCTTCTACTTGGATCTTTCAACCAATCCAGGAACTCTTTGCCGCTTGGGCCGTGTTCGCCAATGCCCGCTTTGTAGTTTAGGAAGCTTTTAAAGATATCAGACAAGTTAGAAATCTTTAAAGCACTTACAGAGAAGCTGTCTAATAGCTTGTTAATTCCAGCACGACTCTTTTCAATTTCGTTTTCAATTACTTGAATATCGCTTTGTGCCATTTCAAATGGTGCAGACTTAACTTGCATTACAGGGCTTAACACTACAAGGCCCGGGCTTGGCTTTAAAGCTTCGATTTCAGCAGGAGTCATTGCACGTGGCTCTTCTTCTGCACGATCTGTAAAGTAGCTGTGTACAACAATACCAGCATTACTTGCTTTAATCTTTTTACCCAAATCACTACTTGGATCAATTGTATACTTTACCTTTAACGGTTGGATTTCAATTGCACCATCGTGAACTTCTGGTTTGCTCATCCACATAATGTCACCTTGGATAAATCCACGGAATTTAGCAGGAACTAATTTTTCTAACATTGGATATAGTTTGGCAATTTGTGTAGAGTACTCTAATCGTCCCTGCTCGTCTGGCTTACGATTGTAAATCATGTCACGGAACATCTTGGCACTACGTGCCATACCATCATATTTCTTGGCACCAAAGCCTGCCTTATCTGTCATAATAAAGCCATCTTCATCACGACCAAAGATAATAGCAGGAGTACCATCCCACTTTACAGAGTTTGACTTTGGATCAACTGCGGCGTGCTTGATAGCATTAAGAGCTCGCATTGCACCATCGGCGCCTTCTTCAAATACTAAATCTTCTGGGTGGTCAATGCGTGCTTTAGCTTCTGTTAGCTTGATAAGCTTGTTGTTTAGGATACGACGACTTTCAACTGTATTGAACGCTGTCTTAAGAATATCACCTAGCACACCTTTAACTTGGATAGGTAATTTGTTATCGCCTGAGTCAGAGAACTGTTGCCACGCTGTACGTAGTCTATTAAAGTCGCTAAAGATACTTCCTGTAGGAGCGGCTGGTTTTGCTGGCGTGTCAGTAGCAGGAGTAGTTGTTGCTGTAGCATCTGCTGTTGCTGGCGCGGGTGCTGTAGCATCTGGTGTAGCTGGTGTGTCAGTGGCAGGAGTAGCATCTGTTGTAGCTGTAGCATCCGGTGTAGCAGGCGTTGTAGATGTATCTGGCGTTGGTGCTGGTTTCTTTTGCGCTGGTTGTGTTCTTGGAATACTTAAACTGTCAAATGTAGAACCAGCAACGTTTTTATCAACCCCTTGTTTAACCAAGAAGTCCATGATGTCATCACTGTCCATTGGCTTACCAGCTTTAACCCAAGCCTGTTGTAGCTTGTCTGCTGTAACTTTATTTGTTAAGTTGCCGCCTTTGACTGCAAGTTTTCCTAGTAGGTTTGTAGCACCTTGCTGAATCTTAGCAAGCAAGTTGGGCTCTTCGTAAATGTATTGAATGCCTTCAAATACTGCTCGTTGTTGGCCACGTGCTAAACGTCTACCTTCAAGAGTAAACAATCGTTTAGCACTATCTTTGTCTACAAACAACTTGTGCATCTTGCTAGATGTATCACGTTGAATGTTATTCATTCTATCAGTGGACGGATCGTTAATAATTCTATTAAACAATGAGCCACCAATGATTTCCCATTCTTTTCCTTCTTCGCCTGTCCAACGAGCATTGCTTAGTTCGCCTTTGGCGCCAAATTGTACAATATCATTGACCTTTCGATTGCCTGGGCCACTTTGTTCTTTACCAGCGTCTGTATCTAATGTAGTACCTTGTGGTTCAGGTGTAGTTGTAGTATCGGGTGTAGTTGTAGCGTCTGTGCTGTTTGGCATTGCGCTAACACCTGCGGCAACACCTTGTGCCAATGCTGTTACAGCATCGCCAACTTGATTCATACCGTCACGAACTGTGTCGTATGTTGTGAAGGCTAATGTTGAGCTATCTGCTCCGGCGCCAGAAGCCGCTTCGGCTACTTTTTGTGCATACTCAGCTGTTGTAAGTTCTGCTAACTTAGCATTGAAAGCTTGTAGTGCTGTTGCCGCATCTGCTCCGTTGCCACCTGGAGGCATTGCATCATAGAATGATTGTTTTAATCCGTCTAGCTGAGTGTAGTCTGCCTTAAGCATTGGCATTTCAGTGACGTTGATATAGCTTTGCCCATCTACGTTTACGTTCATGTTTACATTACCAATTACATCATTGACAGGCGTAATATTTGTAGTAATGCTAACAAGATCTACTAGTTTGTCTGCAACTGCAATGACAGCATCTTTGACAAGTTCAAATGCTTTACCAGTAAGCCAAGTAATAGCGGCTGTCTTTAGACCTTGTCCAACTGCTGTAGAAAGTTTTTCACCTTTGACTAAGCTAACACCTGATCGTAATGTATAAGCAACTAAAGTGGCAGCGGCAGGACTTCCAACTAAACCAGCAACAACTGTCAATAGACCAATAACTGCGGCGGTTGTTCCTGGATTATCTTTTGCGGCTTGCCCAAGCGCATTGATGTAGCCCATGGTTTTGCTGTCTTCGCCAAGTCCACTTTTAATTTTTGTTTTTAGTTCTTCAAATTTCTTGTCAAAGAACTGAACAGGTGCTGTATCTTGTAACCAAGTACCAACTTGGTCCATAATCTTGTTAACTTCTTTAGCAACATCAACACCTTTACCAACCATGGTACGGTTATTGCCGCCTGCTGTTGCACCTTGTTCAATGCCCTTAAAGATGTTGTTAATTTGATCTTGTGTTAATACAGCTTCAACCAGTGGTGAAAATTCTTTGTAGATTCTGTTTACAACGTATGCTTGCTCGTTGGTTAACCCCTTGCACGATTCAGTTAAGACCTGCTGTCTAACAATCAGTGCCTCGGTCAGTTTGTTTAATTGTTTTATTTTCATTTGAAATTTCCTACGCCGCCAGCATACTTCCACATATCTTTTAGTAACTCAAGTACTTGCGGTTCAGTAATCAACCTGCCATTTGAGTCCAGGAACTTTTGCCATTCAGCTTGTAGTGCTTGTGGATCTGTAAAGATTGCCGCATCACCAGGTGGCGGTGAGGTTGTTGGTGGTGGTTCTGTTGTAGCTGTTGTTCCAGTTTCGGCGCTTGCTGGTGTGCCACCAGTTTCAGGACTTGATGGTGTTCCACCTGCGGCAGGGGCTTCGCCAGCGGCTTGGGCTCCTGCACCAAATTTCATATTGTCAATTAAGCCAAATGCATCACCGCCCCAATCTTTATACAACTGGAATGACACAGGCTTACCTTGTTTAGGTTCTTTAGCGGCAATAACAATCCAAGCCTTTAATTGTTCTTGAATCAACGGAGTAACTTTTGTTACAATGTTGTTTACAGCATTTGGATCAATGCTAGCATCATGTCCGGCTAGTAAAGTTTTTAATTGTGTAGCAGTAACAATAGGGGGAGGATTACCAGCTAATGCTTGTAATCGTTCTGCTGGCAAGTCTACTAACTTATTTTGTACTGTGTTGATAATGTGTACAACCAAGCCAGATAAGTTTTCTTTAAGAGCTTCGTTTGGTTTAAGTGCTCTAAAGTCTTGGCTAGTAGGATCAAACAAAGTATCAATGACTTGCTGTCCTAACTGATCAAACTTTTGTTTCTCTGCTGGGTCTACTTGAAAAGGACCTGCACTTTGTGAATCTGCTTGTAATAAAATAATAGAAGATGCAATTGCCAAGCTAACATTTTTAATAGTTTGGTCAAAGTTCATTGACCCAATGGGGCCTGCTTCGCCGCCTGTGGCAACTGTTGCAATTGTATCAGCAACTTGGTTGACACCACCGCCAGCAACCTGAACTACGTTTTGCTTATTGTCACGTAAGTAGCCGACAATTTGTTCTGCACTTACAGCATTATTATCTGCTTGTGAAACAGATACACCTGCTTGTAGGGCTAGCTTAATAATAGCGGCAACAGGTACATCTGCTTGGCCTGCTTTGATTGCTTGGACGCTGTTGCCAAGTTGTTTTAATAACGGGCCTTCAACCTGATTAGCAATACCATCTGCTACTTTGTTTAGGGCGGCGCCTTGGCCACGTAAAGCACGGATGAAACCAGTTACTCCGTCACCACCTGCCATATTTTGAGCTTTAGAAATTAGATTATCTAAAAACCCTTCTTCTAAAGTTGTTCTTTTTAATTCGTTGATTTTCACTGCTCGTTTTCCTTAATGGATCTTACTCCACGGGTAAACTTGGCAGGATCACCGTTTTTAATAGCTAACTGTAGGCGTCTAACTAACTCATCTGCTTGATGAGAGGGATAATTCTGCTGGATAACTTCTACCAGATTAATTACACGGGCTATAGCTTGTGTAGCCAAGCCTTCAACTAAAAGGTGCTTGTCTTGTTTTGGCACCAATCCGGTAATTTCGTCAAGTATACTACGGGTTTGTTTACGCATGATAATTATATTTATGAATAAATAGTCTCAACAGGAGCAAGAAGAAAAATGCAACTTTCCCCAAGCGCCCAAGATTTAAGAAACTTGGCTAATAAATTACAGCAAATTAGCGAGTACGATACTCGCGTAGACACTGGCGAACCTGACGCAGATATTACATCTAGCGAGTTAAGTCGCTTAAAAGTAACACTACGTTCGTTAGTTGACAAAGATATGCAAAGCCGTTTTATGATGGTTTTAAATAAAATTGCAACTGAACAGCCAGTTACAGCAAGCGAAGCAAAGTTAATTACTTCTGCTTTTGTAAGCATGGCAGATATTATTGTAGGTGATAGCTCATTAATGAGTCGTTTACGCAATGATATTGCTGACTTTGCCGATGCACCCGATAACGATGCCACAGTCGGATTAAAACCAGTTAATAATAAAAACATTGCTGCCGATGTTAATCCAAACATTGAATACGAACCAAAGTAATTAAAGATCTCTACTTACAATAGCCCTTAAGGCGTTTCTGTTAGCATTAGTAGCAACTGGAGCACTTGAGGGCTTTTCTGTGGGCAATCCAGAATTTGGTTTTGATATATCAAACCCTTCTTTTGCCTGAGGCTTTTCCCAAGACGTTGGGCCACTGCTTGTTGGCGTTGCAACACTTGTGCCCATATTGCTTGTTCTACTAATCTTACTATACAAATCTTTAGTACTTGTTGTAGTGCTGCCACCGCTGTCAACTGAGTTAGAGATACGCATTGTATCTGGATTAAAGCTCAAATCAATCTTTTGTCCTACACCCGAACTTGAACGAGTTTTCATAAACTGGATTTGAACTGTGCCACGTTCTTTCATGCTGGGAGTACTGTAGATACCAAACACGTTGTCAGCTGTTTGAATCTTACTCAAGCCGCCTGCAATCATAGAGTGGTCAAACTCTACACTTTCTACAGCACTACGATTTAACTGTGACGCGGTTGCTAATAATAGATGTTCGCTTACAACCAAGTTACGCAATTCTTCTGCTACCAACTTGTCCTTGACAAACATGTCACTTACACTGATCTTTTGACTTGCTGGCATCATCAAGTCCAAGTAGTCGACCAAGATAGCATCCACTTTAATGTTGCGTTGTGTTTGGAATTCACGCACCCAAGCCAACACATCGTTGGCTGTAATACCATTGGTAAGTTGAACAATTTGTAGCAGGCCGCCCTTCTTACCTGCAGACTTAACCTTGAGCTCAACTTCATCTAGTCGCTTGTACAAGTCACGTGTGCTCATGTCAGTTAACATAGCATCCATACGCTGACTACACAACAACTCGCTAAGTTCTAAACTAAAGTAAACTGTGTTCATGCCTGCTTGTGCCCAGTTCAATGCCAAGTTCTGCAAGAACAAACTTTTACCTGCACCAGATGCTCCAGCAAAAATGTTTAGCTCACCTTTGTTAAAGCCACCGTATAGTTTGTCATCTAAGTCTTTCCAGCCTGTAGACACTTGTCCATTGTTGTCTCTAATTGCTTTAAGGCGTGCTACCGGATCTGCAAAGTAGTCTGTACCAAATGTCTTTGGCAATCCAACTTGTACTGCATCTTTAATTAACTTCTCAACTGCACCATACTCGTGCTTCTCTAGCATATCCGAGCTTGTCAAGATAGCTTTTTCTAATGCTTTGTATCTTGAGAACTTTTCAAACTCTTCCAAGAACCATGCGCTATGTTGTGTGGCTGTGGGTCCAATGTTTTCAATATCAACTCCGCCAACTGCTTTAATTTGCAGTGGATCTGGAATATCACCATGTTGGCTAACATAGTCTTTAATAAACTCAGCGGCTTTCCTAATACGTCTATCAAAGTGATCAGGATCCAAAATGTTATTACATCTTGCCGCTAAGTCTCTACTGCTAATTAGAAACTGCAAGTACAAGGTTTGCGTACTTACACTATATTCTTTATCCATTAATTATTCCCCCATCGCAAGGCCATTATGGCGGCATTTTCTTGTTCTTCAAAATTAAAAATCATATAATCTTCTGTTAGTTCTGTTTTATACTTGTTGCCTGGTAATCCAAATTCTTCTATTGCCCAAATGCAAACTTGGTTCCACCATTCACTGGAGTCTTGTCCTAGCCGCCAGACTACCTTTACTTTATACACACCATCGCCTTGCTAATAATTTAATCTTTAATGGTGAGCTCTCAATCGCCGATAACACACTTTGTAGTGTAGCAACTCTTCCAAACTGCTGTGCCGCATCGTTGGCATCCTTAACTCCATCTGGCCAATCTGGAAAGGCAACACTCCAACCCAATTCTGCCGCTTGCAATGCCAATGTCATGCCAGCTCGATCTTTGTCTGGTAGTACCACTGGTTCGTTATCAATGTCTTCAATAATCTTTGCTTGCTCTGGACTGATGCTGTTGGTCATAACCGCAACACCATCTAGTGTTAGTGCATCATATTCGCCTTCTGTTACGATTGTGTACTTGCGATATTGACTTTGATGATCTAAATTGAATACAAAGCTTGGTGGTCTGCTTGTGACCATCTTTGCTGTTTTCTTATCCGGTACATCACCAATCCAACGTGCTGTGTATCCTACAATCTTGCCATCACTCATGTAAGGTAGTATAACACGATTGTCCATACCTTGTATAGGGCTTGCACTAGTATACCAGTCGCTTAGTTCTAACACACCTCTGCTGTCAAGATACTCTGCGGCTTCTAAGTTTAAATCTCTTACGGTCCATGGCCAAGTTATTTCTGGCCATTCTGGTTTTTTGTAAGGCTCCACTACAAACGTTTCATCTTCAACTACTTGGTCCCATAGTTGTATTTTTAAACGTTGGATATCTCCTTCATCAATGCCTAGCACACGCATTAACTTAATAAGTTTGATACCTAGCCTTTGTCCCGGGCGCCATCCTGTAGTATAGCCGCAATTAAAACAATGGTAGCCTACACGATCCTGTTCAAACTTAATGCCACCACGATGCTTTGTATCTGGTCGTGCTTGCCCATTTTGAATGCACATAGGGCAATTCATAGTCAGCCAACCGTTTGTGTTTGATTTTAATGCAGGCAGGTGTGCCCGTAACGTTGTCTCAACTATACTCATATAGAGTACAGTTTACACTCTTACAACAACTTTGTCAAGAGTACCTGCGTTGGATAGGTTATCTATGCGTTTGATTCGCAACCAACGAACACCACCATAATAGTTGTATGGGTCTATGCCAGTGTATCCATTAAAGTCTAATTTGGCTGTGGTGTAGTCTTGGGGCTTTAGGTCAGCCCATAGTGTAGAAGTAGCAATAGACTCGTCCATTGTACCTTGTACAACAATACTTCCTGTCCAATTGCTGGCATAAACACCAACTGTAAACAATGAGCTGTCCTTTTTAAAGAACTGCGGACCATTCATTGATGTTGATATCCATGTGCCAGCGGTCTGCGTTTGAAGGTATTCTGTAATTTCGGCTGTTGCTCTGCTGGTCGGAACAACTGCATCTTTTACTTCTACATCAAACGCACCTTGCATAGCACGGTTCCAGGTTAACGCTGTTTCTAAACCTTCAGCATTGACAAATGTTGCACCCAAAGAATAGATACCACTTCCCAGAGTCATCAAATCACGAGCAAATACAGTTAAGCGGGCTTGTCCGTTTTCAGCAATTGTTGGGATAACACGTCTACGGAAAATAGTGCTACCTGTTGTTCTATCCCACATGGTTAGTGTAACTTCCCTACGAAGTAAGCTAACTGGTCTACGATCAGTGCCAATAATACTAATATCAAGTATATTGTCAACGCCTTTAAACCAAACAATACGTTGGTCGGTGTAGCTTGCAACCTGTCTTGTAGTGCTAGGACCAGTGCCTGCACCTGCATAGTTTAAGGTAGCTGAAGGAATAGATAAGTTTAATGTTGCCATAGCATTATTTAGCACAGCTGGATCTTTACGATGCTAAGTAAAAGCAATGGATAATAAAGTAAAAGAATTCCTAGAACGCTTCCCGTTCATGAGTTTGGTGCGTTATGGGGAAAATGAATTGGTAGGAATCATACAAAATAGTGATGCTGTAGTTGTCACTATGTATGTTTATAACTTACTCAAGGATGAAACGGACAAGATGCTATTCGTCGAAATGGGCGAGGAATGGTGGTGGGGTTCTAACCGTTTGATACCAATTAACATTGTTCTAAAAGAACCAATGCGTAGATTTGTGTATACTCTTAAAACTTACAGTACCAAAGATTTTGAAGTACTACACGGACACCAAACTAGCTTGACCAATGTTATCACTAAACGCACCAAACGCAGACAAATTAGTCTAGTGCGTAAAATGAATTAACTGTATCCGTAGCTGATCTGTTCGCAGATCAAATTCATCTGTGCCACAATGGCAACTGCATAAGCTGTGGCATGACTCTTCTTAAAGTAGTACTCGCCATTCTCTGGTTTCTTCCATACTTCCTTCATAATCGTCGTCCAAGGCTTCCCAATCAAGTATCTCTTGGCGGGGCGAATCATAGCAAGGACGGCAGATAATTGTTCCACGGAAGTAGGGCAAGTCTTCCTCAGTATATCCCCGTGCCCGTTCAAATGAAATAACAGATTTACAAAGTCGTCCTGTTGAAGTAAGTCCCATAATGGCTCCTGATCAGCTAAACGTGTAAGATGTTCTTTGCTCTGTACACGTTGGTACAAACTTACATTGAGTAAGTCAACTTTAAAGAATCCCAACTCTTCTGCATGTTGATAATCAACATCACACCAACCTGTAAAGGGATTAACTGGTACTGGATGAAAGTACACCCCTGTCTTGTGCTTTTGCTTTGTGCCGTTGGGCATTGCCTGCAATGCAGGAACATGATTTAATAATCTTAGAACTTGTTCTCTGTCAGCAAAGTCAATATCAACGTCAGGTAAATTCATTTTTTAAATTGTTGTTTAACAAACTCAATCAAGTCGGCCTGTTGTTTCTTAATATCAGACATCTCATCTGCCATGGTGTCAAACTTAGAAATAAACTCTGCTAGGCGTGCTTCTAGCATAGCGTATCTAGTGCTTGCGCCATCGTGGTGTTGATCCACTGGACTTCGTCCTGATTTGTCTTTAGTTTTTTTATCCACCATCCTGTATCCACATGTTTTGCCACTGTATCAACCTGTCCTGGCTCCATCCTGTCTAATAATGTTTGTGCCGCATCAGTGGAATATATAATCCATGGACTAATTCTGCCCATGACTATCAAGTTCATTCCTGTTACAGGCGCAATCTTGTTAAAAAACTTTTGCCAGTCTTGTCCAGTTGCCTCACCCCACTCTCTCATGACGAGTATGGCTCTTTCCAAAGCACGTTCAGCTGTTTCTTTTTTAGCGGCTTCTTGAACGTAGAGTTGATAGGTCCCGGGTCGTTGCCAATCACTTAATCGAACTCCCATCTTAAAAATCCACTGTATAAACTTGTCACTTTCAACTGGCTTGAGCTCTATCAAGTAATTAGCAAATTTTACAAAACCAATGTAATCCTGACTACGTATAAAGTCCTCGACAGTTTTGGCTTTCTTAGTGTTTGGACTTACAAACTTCATAAAGTCTGTCCAAATACTAAACGCCATACGACTATCCATATCGTCCTTACACATCCACCTGCGCTTTTTCTCACACATATGGCTACTTAAGGTACGTTCGCGTGTAAAAGCTTTACCGCAAAATTTACATTGATAATCCATTGTCATTATTTAAACAAATCTTTAAGTTCTTTATTACCCATGTTTTGGGAAACAGCAATGTCCTCAAACACATCTGTGCCGTTGATTGTTTTAAACAAGTCAATCTCTTCATTGCTCATCGATGGGAACTGTTTAATTAACCACTCTGTTAACTTGTCCTTCTTTACACCAATTGGTGGGATGAACTCGTGGCGTTGTTTAAAGCCTAATCCGCATAGCGCAAGAGCTCGCCATCTCAGTTCTTCATGTGCGCTGGTGGTAGCAATATAGTCAACATTACTGTACTCATTGACACTAACCAAGTATTCTTCCTGTACATCCCTAGTACCTTGTACTTGACTTGCCCAACGCTGAGCCATGTAAGTACTTACAGTTTTCTTGTCCTCATCACCAAGTTTAGAGTAATACGCTCCGTTGCGGAGGTCTACTGCCGCCATAATTTGATCAATTGGAACTTTGTATTTTGCACTAGCAGATTCTTTTTTCTTAGTTGCCATGCTAGTATTTTAAAACCAAATCTTGTTTAAGTCAAGTACTTCTGGAATCTTATTTGTCTCTTTGAGAAAGAACGCACACATAGGTTGCTCACCCTTTTCAAGTGGCACAGCCAAGATATGACCAAACTTTAACTTTGGTACATACCATTTAACTTCTTGATAGATGTTGATTACTTCAACCTTTTGCCACTCTGGTTTGTATCCATTGATGGGATTAAACACAAATGCCGAGAAGCCGCGGTCGTTCAAACTCATTACGTTAATAACTTCTGGTTCTCCGTGATCAGGTTCGCCAATGATCAGTGACCAATCCAGTGGAACCTTTAATTCATGCTTTCCTATTCGTAGTACTGCCGCAGGGCAACTGAAGCTTTCCAAGAAAACCAATGGCACAAACATATAGTCAACATCAGAACTGTTGCTGTAGTCTAGTACTCCGTAACGAAGATCCTCATCTATCTCCTCAGGCAACCTATCTAAGTCGTATGTCTGATTGTTTACTGTTAAAATGTTCATTTATAAATTACCTTTTCTGTTTGGTAAGGATAGTTTGCTTCTTCGTAAAACTTCTTGCGCTTGGCTAAATGCCGTTTAGCAAACTTTGCTGTACTTGTTATGTCCCATATTTGGACAAAGTCTTTGTCTTGTGCTTTCCTGATGCCTCGGCCAATACTTTGAATTACTCGCACAAAGCTCTTGCCAGGTTCTACTAAAACCAAATTAAAAATACGTGGAATGTTAATACCCACAGCAGCCACGCCATATGTTGCTACAATGACTTTATTGTCAGCAGTGGTAACTTCATCGTACTCGTCTTTTCTGTCTTTACTTTTCATTGCGCCGCTAACAAATACACTCTCTGGCAATCGTTCAACCAGCATCTTGCCCGAAGCAATACGATCAACTAGCACAAGTGTATTGCCTGTTTTACTAATAGCATCAATTGTTTTGGAAAGCTCGTCCATGCGCTTTTCATTTGATGTTAGGTATGTTAGTTCCTCTTGATAAGTTTTGTATTCAACTTTATCATCAAACTGTAATACCTTGACATGGCAGTTAGAAAGAACACCTATGTCCTGAAGTTCGCTTGCCTGTAGTCTGTGTAGCACAGGACCCAAACATGCTAACAAACTAATGTACTCGTGTTCTTCTTTTGGGATAGTACCTGTTAGTCCCCAACGAATTGGGATATGTGCGAACGGGCCAGTTAGCATTGTACGTAACACATCTGCCTTGGCCATGTGTACTTCGTCAACAATAACTGCAACCAGACCATCTACAATAGCATCAATGCCTATTTCACTAAGACCTTCCTTGTGTCTCTTGATAAGTGTGTTAATACTTTGCCATGTTGCAATAGTATGTGTATGTCCTAGATCTTTCTCATCACCAAAGTACACACCAACATCCAGACCCATGTTAACATAGTCAGCATGTGTTTGTCTAACCAAGTCTTTGTTAGGTACAATAACAAGTGTACGTCCAAACGGCTCACATGTTAAACTCATGGCCGCTGTCATTAGTGTTTTACCTGCGCCTGTGGCAATTTCCTGGACGCCATGCGGGTTAGCAAGATAACGATTGATACACTCTACTTGGTAGTCACGGATCTTAATTGGCTGACCTTCTGCTGGGTGTCCTTTAGGCCAAAGTATGTGACTAAACGTATCCTCGGTAACTTCTGTAAAATTAAGATTGTGCTGTTGTCTTTGATCATCGATTTCAATTTGCCAACCTTCCTCATCTAAGATAGGCAGTATCCTATCCAGTAAGTTAATATAAGTGGCTCCAGCAGTAGTAAAAAATCCAATCTTACCATCCCACCTTCCTAAACGGAAAGCAGGCACGTGGTAAGCATACGGCAACTGGTATTTTAATTTGGACTCACAACGACGTCTTGTACTAGCATCCAGTTCATGGAACTTTACATTTACTTCGTCTTTAATTTCTAGTCTTGTTATTCCTGGCATAGTATCTATAATAACACACTCCGCCGGCAATGTATAGTCATATTATGCCAAAGCGGAGAAACTGATAGTGGGGTTACGTATACTTACCGTAAAAACACCGGTTTTTTGAGCAGGCCTAAAAATATATTTTTGCCAAAAAGAAAGGGTTCCAAAGAACCCTTTCCCACCGACCACATTCCACGCAAATAGTCAGCTGTCGGTAACCTTATGCACGTTTCATAACAGTGGTCTCTGCAAGACGCTTCCACTTGTCGTTGCCAGGACCGCACATCTTTTTCAAGTCTGCAATCTTAATAACTGTACGCAGGCTCAGTTCACGCAATTTGTCTTTGTTAGTGTCAACGTACTCATACAATTCTTGCTTGGCACCTTCTTCAAACTCGTAGTGATCCAACATGCCGTCCAACATAATCTGTTTGATACGCAACATCTTGTCACGTGCCGTGTCAAGTGTCAAGTCCAGATA